TTTTATTCCTAATTATTTTGATTTATATTAATTTGATTATTCTTACTAAAAAGAAGATTACTTTTTATTTGTAGTTAGGGTATATGATGGTAAAGGTCTTAATATTGCAATTCAAGCAACACAAGCAATAGGAGCAAAATTAAAAGTAGCAGGTCAATTATCAGGCCACTATGCAGAACCAGATTTTGTATGGCCAGATAATGTAGAGTTTATGGGTTATGTTGGAATGGAAGATCGTAAAAATTTAATGAAAGGTGCTATAGCATCATTCTTACCATCTATGTATGTTGAACCTTTTGGGGGAGTTCAAATTGAAAACTTACTTTGTGGTACGCCAACTATTACTACTGATTGGGGTGCATTTACAGAAAATAATATTCCAGGTGTTACTGGTTATAGATGTAGAACTTTTGATGAATTTGTACAAGCCGCAACTAATTGCAAAAATGGTGTAATAAAATCTAGTGACTGTAGAGCTCATGGTGAAAAATTCTCTTTAGAAAATATTGCACCTAGGTATGAAACATTTTTTAACGATGTATTAGATATATCTGGATATGAAGGATGGTATGCAATACAAGATCCATCTATTTATGATCCTAAATACTTAGCAACTCGAGGATATGCACCTGACGGATCTAAACTAGAAAAAAAAAGCTAAAGCCTAAATTAGCAATATGGACTGAAGGCGGCTGGTCTTTAGGGAAGGTTTACAAAGGTTTAAAAGATTCCTTAGATTTTAAATACGATATAGATTTTTATGACTGGAGTAATAATGACGGTAATAAAAGACTATGGACTGATGGGGCATGGAAAGATTACGATGCTATCCTAGGTAACACTGCATTAACATTTTGGCCAGAAGAATTAGGCTATTTAGAAAAATTACCCCAAGAAGCATTAGATAAAATGATTATAGGAATCTGGGCTAATTTAAATTTAAATAATGCTCATTTTATGGAAAGGATTAAATATACCGAAGGTCCTATGTTCCACTGCGTAAACGAAGAAATACAAAAAAGTGCAAAAGAAAAATATAATGTTACTGCTACTTTAGTTAAAGCAGGTAAACCTACCGCTGACTTTACTCAATTTAAAACTATTAAAAAAATATCAACATTAGGACTAAACGGTAATCCTCAAATTGGAGAAGCATGGTGCCAAGTAAAAAGACCAGATATGTTTAAAGAAATTGCAGAAAAATCAGGATGCAAATATTCTTTCATATTTAATTCCCCAGAAAAAGATAATAAAATTTATAAAGACATAGACATGTATGTATGCACGAGTACATACGAATCTGGGCCGGCTGGTATTATGGAATGTGCTTTAAGTAAAATGCCAGTTATATCAACTAACACTGGTCATGGTAAAAATATAAAATCTATAAAAACATTTGAAACTGTTGATGAAGCAGTATCAATTATTAATGAATTAAATTCATCACCTGAATTACTTCATAATTATATTGAGGAGGTATATAATGAAGTTATCGAAGAATATGATTGGTCTACGGTTACTCCTAAATATTGGATTCCTTTAATAGACAAACTCTTAAACAAATCATAAATTTTACATATAAAAATAAACAAAAATAATATGGCAAAGGAATTCTCATTCGCAGATTTAAACAAAGAAATGTCAAAGATATCCGAGTACGGAAATACTTTAGACAAATCAACAATTTCAGAAATTGATCATTATATACCTACTGGTAATTATCATTTAAATGCATGCTTAACAGGTTCTTTATTTGGAGGTTATCCTAATAATAGAGCAGTGGCATTAGCAGGACCGTCAGGTACAGGAAAAACTTATCTTATTTTAAATGCAATTAAACAAGCACAAAGACAAGGATATAGTATTATATTTTATGATTCAGAAAATGCAGTAGATAAATCATTAGTTGAAAAATTTGGTATTGATGCTTCAAAATTTAGATATGAACCTTGTAATACCGTTCAAGAATTTAGAAGTTCAGTTACTGCTATTACTGATGTTTTAATTGAACAAAAGAAAAAAGGAATTGCATTACCTAAAATAATGGTAGTCTTAGATTCTGCTGGTAACCTTGCAACACAAAAAGAAATTGATGATGCAAAAACTGGAAGTAGTAAAGCTGATATGACAAGAGCCAAATTGTTAAAATCTACCTTTAGGATTATTATGACACAGTTTGGTATTTGTAAAATTCCTTTCTTATTTACAAATCATACATACCAAACACAAGATTTATTCTCTAGACAAGTTGGAGGAGGTGGTACAGGACCAGAATATGCCGCATCTATTATTTTATTTTTAGGTAAAGCAAAACTTAAAGAAGGTGTAGAGCAAACAGGAATTATTGTAACTGCAAAACCAAATAAAAATAGATTTGCAAAACCAACAAATATTAAATTTCATATTTCTTTTAATAAAGGTATGAATGCTTATGTAGGTTTAGAAGAATATATCAGCTGGGATACTTGCGGTATTGAAAGAGGGAGATTTATTACTGAAGGTCAATTTAATAAATTAACAGATATAGGTAAAGCTGAATGTAGAAAACATTCTTTTAAGAAAGATAAAAAAGATGTTACTGTTTATTTTCAACCTGCAGCAACTGCTCGTAAAATTTGTGTAAAACATTTAAATGATTCTGTAGATTTAAATAAATTATATACACCAGAAGTTTTAACTGAAGATGTTCTAAAATTAATTGAACCTGTTGTAAATGAAAAATTTACATACGGGGATGAATTAGATCAAGAAGAATTAGGAAATATAATTACTGAAACAGTTGATGATGTTGCCGAAAACTCTTAATACAGCTAAACTTAAAGTAAAGTATGTATTAGGAAACCACACAACATTACCACAATACCCTGATGCTGAAGATGTACTTTTTGAATTAATACGAGATTATTGTGGAAAGGTTGCTAAAGAGATAAAATTTACAAATGTCTCAATGGCAAAGCGATGGAACCTATCTAAAGAACAGTGTGATGTTATTTTAAAACAATTATTAAAACATAATTTTTTAGAAATATCTTTACAAAATTCTGCATATACTACTTATGAGGTAATCTATAATCCTTATCAATAAAACTAATTATGTTTTTTAGCATATAAAAATAAAACTACATGAAATCAAGCATAGATCACGAAAAGATTTTCTTTAACTATTTTTTAACAAAGCCGCATTACCTTAAAGGAACAGGTAAAGGCTTTTTTGCAAATAGTGATTTAGATCAAATTGCAAAATTATCAAAAGACTTTTATTTAAAATTTGGTGAAAGCCCATCTAAGCAACAGATGTCTGCTTTGGTTAAAGATGATCCTAATGAAATATCTCAAGATATTGTAAAATCTGTTTTTGATATTAACATTAATGAATATGACCAAGATTGGTTAAAAAGAACTGGTGAAGCGTGGGTTAAATGGAAACATTTTGATAAACAGTTAGTAAGAACAATTGAATATGTAAAAACTCAAGATGTATCTCCTGAAAATGTAGAAGATGTAGTTCAGCGCGCAATAGGAATGATTTCTACTGATGGTTCAATTAATTTTGATACAGATACAGGTTTAGATTTTTTTAATCCTGAATCACATGTACAAAGAACATCAAAGAAAATAGAGACAGGTTGGAGTTTTGTTGATAGAGTATCTGGTGGAGGTTATGATACAAAGTCATTAATTGTTTATGCAGGAGAACAAAATATTGGTAAATCTATATGGTTAGCTAATGATGCAGCTAACTTTGTTAAGATGGGCCATAATGTAGTTTTTATTACAGCAGAGATGTCGGCTCAAAAAGTATTAAAAAGAATAGGTGCTAATCTTTTACATGTACCTATGAGTGATTACGATAAAAATGCAAGTAACAGAGATTATATGAAAAGAAAATTGGAGAAAGTATCTCGAGGTTTATTACCTCCAGGTAAATTATTTGTTAAAGAATATCCAACTTCTCAAGGGACTATACCAGATATTGAAGCTTACTTAAAAGACTTAGAAGAAAACACCGATCATAAAGTAAATGTATTAGTTGTAGATTATATTAATATTCTTGCAAATTATAGAAATCCTAATACTGAAAATACTTATATGAAGATTAAGCAAATAGCCGAAGATCTTAGAGCATTAGCAGTTAAACGAGATATGTTAGTTATATCTGCAACTCAAATTAATCGTGGTGCATGGGATGCAACTGAAGTAAGAATGGAAAATATAGCAGAATCAGCAGGTCTTGCTCATACTGCTGATGTAATGTATGCACTGATACAAGATTCTGTAATGCATGCCGAGCGCGAATATTGGTTAAAGGTTTTAAAAATTAGAGATGGTCAAGGAAAAGGATCAAGATGTAGGTTTAATATTGACTATGAACACATGAGATTAACGGAAACGGATGATATCTCAGGATAATAATAAAATATAAAATAATATGTGGGGAAAAAAGAAAAAAGCTCTTACCAAAGGAGAAGATGATAAACAATCAAAGTTTGTAGAAAAAGATAAGATCTTTAATAATACATACGGAGAACAAGACTTAGGAGGCCAAAAGATAAACTTTACAGTTTCATCTTCATGGTTAGACAGTATGGATCCAGATGATAAACAACATTATGATTCATTATTTGAAGTAATTGATAACTTGATTAAAGGGAGTGAATTTGAGCATCTTAATGAAGCAACACCAGACGGTGTAATAAAAAAATTAAATAAGGTGCAAATTAATAAAGTATTTTTCTACATTATAGAAAATACTGGAAGCTCTTATACAAGAATAGATTTATTTAGTGTTCTTTCAGATTATTTTGATGTATTCCCTAATAAATTCTATAATTCATTATCTAATAAATTTAAAGATGAACTTATTAAAGAATTAGATGCAAAATACAATATTTTAGAAAAAAGAAAAATCAGAAAATTATTTTAATATGGCAAAGAGAATATGGATGGTATCTGATTCCCATTTAGGCTGTAGATCAAATTCTGTTTTGTGGCTTAAAATAATTGAAGATTACTTTTTTGAATTTTTTATACCTTTAGTTAAAAAAGAATATAAAAAAGGTGATGTTCTTTATCATTTAGGTGATGTGTTTGACAATAGACAGAGCGTTAATTTAGCAGCCCAAGATTTAGCTATTAGAGTATTTGAAGAATTAGGAAAAATATTTCCAGATATTCATATCATTGTAGGTAATCATGATATAATGAGAAAGAATTCAAATGAAATTTCATCGGTTGATTGTTTAAAGTATTTACCTAATGTTACAGTATTAAAAGAACCTAGAATTTTAAAGTATGATAATGCCACTTGTTTATTAATGCCGTGGAGAAGAAATCATGAACATGAAAAAGAAACATTAGATTCAATAAAAGAAAATATTGATTATATGTTTTGTCACACTGAAACTCAAGGTGTTCAAACCAGCCCAAGCACAAAACATTTACATAATGGTGGTAATGCAGTAGGTGTATTTAAAAGATTTAAAAGAGTTTATTCTGGACATATTCATTACAGACAAGATAAAGAAAACTTTGTACTTGTAGGAAATCCTTACCAAATGACTAGATCCGATAGAGACAACCAAAAAGGTATTTACTTATTAGACTTAGAATCAGGTAATCATAAATTCTATGAAAACAAATTAAGCCCTACTTTCCTTAGGTATTACATTAATGAAATATTAGAAATGAGAATGGAAGATATTGAGGCTGCTATAAAAAATAATTTTGTAGATATCTTTATTCCTTCAAATGTATTAGGTAAGTATAATATTAATATGTTTATGGATTATCTTGATGGTATAGCTAGAAAATTAGAACCAAGAATTTATGATGAGGATAATCCTTACGATACAGAAGATGGTGAATTATCAGATTTTAATGGAGAAATGAATTTAATGAATATTGCAGCAGAGCATATAAATTCTTTAGATTATGATGAGGATTTAAAGGAAAGATTAAAAGTATCAGTACAAGAATTATATAAAAGAACATTATCTCCAAGCTATGAAGATTAAAAAAGTAGAGTTTAAGAATTTTGCAAGTTATGGAAATAGATTGCAAGTTATAGATTTTGAAGAAGGCAAAAGCAACTTATATTTAGTACTCGGTGGAAATGGTGCAGGCAAGAGTACATTAGCAAAGGTAATAACATATATGTGTTATGGTAAAGTTGAAGGCTCAACCTTAAAGGATTTACCTAATAGAGTTAACAGCGAACTATACGGAAGAATATGGTTAGAATCAAAAGGTAATAAAATTGAAATTGAGCGAGGTATTAACCCAGGCATTTTTAATGTTAAGATTAATGGAGCTGAATATGATGTAGCTGGTAAAGTAAATTTACAAGAATTTTTAGAAACAGAAATTTATGAAATACCTTATCATGTTTTTAAGAATGTAATTATATTATCAGTTAATGATTTTAAATCTTTCATCACAATGTCTCCTTATGATAAGAAAAGAATCATAGATAAGATATTCGGCTTCTCTGTTATAAATGAAATGGCTGAAGCAGTTAAAGAACAACGCCGAGGTATCATTGATGAAATAAGAACCTATGAAGATGAAATAAGAACTCTTAATGAATCTATAGGATCTGTTTATGATAAAATTGAACAGATTGAATTACTAACTGAAGAAAAGGATAAATCTAAAGTTAAGAAATTAAAAACAGATTTAATTGCTCTAAATGAAAATAGAAAAAAATTAAACCAAGTTACTAAAAATACAAAAATAAAATTAGAAGAATTAGATTTAGATTCTAGAAATAAGTCAACTGAACATTCTACAGTTAAGCATAAAATTTCTAATATTAAAAAAGATTTAAAATTATTTGAAAATTCAACATGCCCTACATGTACTGCACCATTAACTTCTGATTTTCATTTAGATATTAAAAAAGAAAAAGAAGAATCTTTAATATCTTTAGAAGAACATTTTAAAACTACTGAAAAAGAATATGAAGATTCTGTTACAAAATTAGATGACTTAAGAATAAAAGGAAGGCAAATACATGTAAGAGCTGGCCAATTAGAAACTCAAATGGAAAATTTAAAATCCAAATTAATAGAATTAGCCGAAAAGGATGAATCTGATTCTTCAACTAATTTAAAACAATTGGTAAAAGATTTTAAAATTCGTAAAGATGATAAGACCTCTGGTAAATTAAAAAGTGAAAGTGAAGATTATTATTTAACTATTCTTGAAAATTTAATGGGCGAAGGTGGAATTAAAAATTTAGCAGTAAGATCTATACTCCCTTCTTTTAATAATCATATACTTCTAATGGGTAGAGAAATGGGAATTCCATTCGGTATAAGATTTGATGACAAATTTAATTGTACACTTCATCACTTAGGAGCTGAAATAAGTCAAAAGACTTTAAGCACAGGTGAAAAGAAAAAAGTAGACTTTGTAATTATTATGGCATTGATGAAAATGATTAAAGTTAGATTCCCATCTCTAAATATTTTATTCTTAGATGAAATATTTTCTTCTATTGATTCAGATGGTGTATATCATATAATTAATATACTGCATGATACTATACAAGATATAGGATTAAATACCTTTGTGATTAATCATACAGTATTACCTAGTGAATATTTTGATAAAAAGTTAGAAATTACAAAAGATGCAGGCTTTAGTGAATTTACAATTGAATCTATTGGATAAATATAATACAAGAAAAAATTAAACATGACTAATGTCAGCATATAATCAAGAGTTTAATAAGGACAATACTATACTGCGTTATATTATAGTAGCTCTTTTAGCAGAACTAAAAGATAAAGTTTATTATTATAATCAAATAGATGAAGATACTTTAAAGAAAATACCAGTTCCTTTCTTTTATTCAATTACAGGAGATGGTAGATTTTTAATGGATAACTTTCTGTTTGATGCAGAAGCAGCAGGTAAAGCTATAGGTGACTACGAAAGAGTACCAAGAGGTATAATACAATTAACTGGCATATCCATAGATTCAGGTAACCAAACAAATAAGTTCGCTAGAGGTGAGTTTGTACAAGAATGGGAAGGTATTTTAAAAACATTCTCAATGGAAACTAATTTTCTTCCACTTAATATATCTTTTGATTGTACAGTTGTATGTTCATCTAATCTAGAAATGTTAAAGGTTACAGAATCTTTAATGAGTAAAATTTATAAAAATACCCTTTTCCAAGTTGATTTAGGTATGATGAGAGTACAGGCTAGTTTTGCTGTTCCTGAAGATTATTCTCAAAATAGATTATTTGAATTTCAGTTAAATGACAAAAAAGAATGGAGTGTAACATTTCCTATTGAAGTAGCTTCATTTATGCCAGTATTTGAAAGTGGTATTTTAATTCCTGAAATAAGCCTTATGACTAAGGAAGCTATTAAAGCTAATCCGACTGCGCAGGGTGTAGGAATGTTAAGATCAGGTTCTGATAATGAATTAGGTATTTACTTTGGTGGAATATTCCAGAAATTTGAATACACTAGTGAAAGCATATTAAAAGTTCAACCTAGTGGATTACTTAGTAATAAAGGATATATTAATCCTGATTCAATACAAACTGGGGGACCTTATATAGATGCAAATATAACATCTGCTCCTATAGTACCTGAATCAGCTGAAAGCCGTACTTATAGGAATGCTAATGCTAAACCTGATGTAGAAGAATCAGGATTAGGTAGTGTTGATTCTGGATTTGATGGATAAACAATTAATCAAAGAGACTTATAATATATAAAACAAATCAAATAGTGTAATATGGAAAACACAATGAACGAAGGACAAACACAAGTTTATGCAGATGGGGCAATTGATGCTCAACCTGGTGTAAATACTGGAGCCCTTTACCTTAATAACCCTAAGCAACAATTAATGGATATAATCCATGTATTGTTTAGCCAAAGTGGTAAAATGTCAGATATGGCTCCAACAGGAGATAATATTGATGGAAAGATAACTCACGGTGGTGCTATGACAGATCAACAAGTTATGGCAATCTTAGTAGGAATGGGTATTCCACAGCAAATGGCAATGAGCGGTATTGCAAAGTATCGTGAAAGCATGCCAGATCAATCCGATATATACACTGAAAATAATAATCAAAAAAATCATAACAAAATGAAATTTACATTAACAGACCTGTACGAAAACGTTATGGATAGCATTAATGGATTGAAGGCAATGGATAATGACAATTCCAGAGTTTCGTATTCTGTTAAAGAATCTCTAACTATTTTGGAAGAAGCATTAACTGCATTTCCAATGAAACTTAAAAATGCTGACTTATCTGCAATTAGTGAAGAACTAGAAAATTCAGTTAGTCCGGACCTTAAGTTTAAAATTGCAAGAAACTTATACTCTAGGTTAGCTCAATCAACTTGGTTAAATCCAATTTCTGAATTAAGAGAGTATATAATGGAATCATATAATAATGCTAAATGGGAATTTAGAATTAGTGAATCTATTGAAAGAACTGAAAATCAAAAAGGAAAATTAATGGAATCATTTAATTCTGATTTAGTTTCTTTATTAAATGAATCAGATGTAAAATCTAAATTTGCTGCTGTTGCTGCAAAACACCCATGGTCAATGGATGCTAAGCAAATAGTAAATGAAATGAATGCTGAAGATCAAAAAGTTGCATCTACTGCAAATGGTAAAGTTGTATCTGTTCTTTCTCCAGTATTAGAATCTGAAGAAGGATTAACATTCCACTTACATGGAAAGAATTATACTTATAATGGAACTGACATTACTGAAGCTAATGTAACTGATCCAAGATTCTTCGATGTATGTGAAGGTTTAAATATGTTCTCAAGAAATGCAAACATTCTTTCATTACATGGTGAAAATGGTAAATCATTAGAATACAATATTACTGAAGGTACTTTAACAATGGGTAAAGTTGATATGACTAATTATAGTATCATTGAATTAAAAGAAGCTTTATTAGCAACTAATTTCTCAGGGTATAGAAATCAATGGCAAAATGATAAAATCTGTAAATTCTTTGAATCTGTTGATTTAATCGCTGAAATGGATAATTTCACAACAGTACAAAATCAAGAATTCTTAGATGTATTTTTAACAATGATTGGAGTAAGTGAAGGTATTTACATTAATAAAGTAAATCCTGGAATGAACTTAAATGAAATGTCAAAAATTGATACTGCTACTGAAACTGTTGAAATAGTAAAAGAATTTATTAACTTTGATGTTTCTCCAATTCTTTCAGAAAGATTAATTGCTGAAGATAATGACAAAGCAATAGAAGAAAATAAAAGAAAAGATCTTACTGATTCAATTTCTTTCCTAGAAGAAAAGAAATCTGAAGTTGAAGCTGCTATTAAAAAGTTAGGTGAAACTGAAGAATTAACTGAAGCTTTAAATTTATTAGCCGAAGAGTTAAAAGGAAAAGAAAAAGAATTAGCTGATTCATATATTTCTGAAAAAAAAACTAAAGACGACTATTTAAATGATGGCTTCGTAGAAGCATCAGTTAAAAAAGCTGGCCAAGGTTTAAAAAAGAGACAAGAAGTATTAGTTAATGCTGAAGAGTATGCTTCTCTAGGTGATGATGATTTACTAAGTATTATAATTCCTAAAACAGGAAAGAGTATTGTACTTCCTAAAGAAGATTTAGAGGTTAAGATTTAATCTGTAAATACATTCTAGTTTAATATAATTAGAGGACCGATTGAAATTAAACAATCGGTCCTTTCTTGTATATAATAATAAATAAACAAATCTAATGGCAAGAAAAAGAAATTATTTAAATAATAGAGATCTCCTCGAACAGATTATTCAATCTAAAGAAGAAGGAGAATTAACACCTAAGGCTTTAGAATTCTTAATGCTATTAGCTGATAAATGTTCAAGAAAATTAACATATAGAAATCCAGAAGATAGGCAAGATTGTATTGCTTATGCTTATATGGATCTTTATAGATATTGGAGAAATTTTAATCCAGAAAAAAGTACTAATGCATTTGCTTACTTTACTGAAATAGCAAAAAGAGGATTTGCAAAAGGTTGGAATAAATTACATCCAAAGAAATATCACGGTACTGTATCAATTAATGGTAGCGCTGATAGCGAAGGAATTTATACAATATAGTTAATTGCCTATGAGCATTAAAAAGGTAAAACCTACTTCAAAGTCTGGATTTAAACAAGGTTATTATAAACCTAAATACCCTCAGAAGTATCGAGGAGAAGGTCCAATTATATATAGAAGTAGTTGGGAAAGAAAATTTTGTTATTGGTGTGATCATAATATGGATGTGATTTACTGGATATCAGAACCTTTCTCTATACCTTATTTTAATTTGTTAGACAATAAGTTTCATAAGTATTATCCTGATTTTTTCTTTAAGATGAAAAAGGGAGATGAAACTCAGGAATATGTAGTAGAAATAAAACCTAAGGCACAATTACAAAAACCTAAGGAACCAAAAAGAAAAACGGCAAAGGCATTAAAGAATTTTAAATATGCTTACGAATCATATGTAAGAAATTTGTGTAAAACAAATGCACTTAATAAGATGGCAAAAGAAAGAAATTGTAAAGTAATGTTACTAACCGAAGATTCAAAGTTATTCTAATGGCATTAGTAGGAGTATTCACAGAAGATTTAGATATTTACCTTACTGATAGTAAAGGAAGGAATCGTGCATCTAAACAATCACAAATAGATATACCTCGTATAGGGGCTAAAAGTGATGGAGTTTTAAATCCTGGTCAAATGTATAGTTTTTATTATTATACTAAAGATGAAGCTTTTTATGACACCCACCCATTAGTATTAGGTTTAGGAGAATCCGAAAATGGACACCAATTAGGTATTAATTTACATTATATGCCTTATGAAGCAAGAATACCTTTTCTAACTGAACTTACTGTATCATTACAATCCCAAATAGCTAATTTAACAAAAGGCCAAGCTTTAGGTAATCCTGATGCGCAAAAACCAATAACAGCATTTAAATGGGAATTTGTAAAAGCAGCTTATGGTAAAAAATATAATTTAACTTACTGTACAAGACAGTATATAATTAAGAAAATGAAAAATCCGTATGTACTAGGTTATGAAGATTGGTATGTAGGGGCTGTAAATAATGAAAGTGATTTTTATGGTGGTAACATAAACCAAGCACAATCATTATACTACAAGAATATATAAAATAATAAAAAATAAGAATATGGCAGGTTTTACAGATAGAAGAGGTCCTTTAAGTACAGGAAATCCAGTAAGAAGGCTTCTGAAAGATCTTTCTAATTTAGGAATGGCTTATGATGATATGATCATTCGCAATTCACGAGCAGTAGGTTTTACCGAAAATCAAATGGGTTATTCATTTAATCCAATGGGTTCAGATGGTGATGATATGTATGGTGCGTTTGCTGCGCTATCATTAACTGATACAAACTTAAAAAAGAATATTGCATTCTTTGATCAAGATTATGTTAGAAAAAGAGATCAACTTAGAACTTTTGCAGTACAAGATGAAATAGAAGATATCTTAGATGTATTAACTGATGAAGCAATTGTATTTGATGAATCAAATTACATGGCTTATGCAGAATTTAATGGGCATATTGGAGAATCAATAGAAGAAGAAATTAATGATGTATATAATAATATCTATAATTACTTCGGATTTAATGATATGGTTGCTCCGTGGAACTATTTTAGGAAATGGTTAATTGACGGATTTCTTGCGTTTGAAATAGTTTATAATGATAAGCAAACAGAAATTATTGGTTTTAAAGAATTAGATCCAATATCATTAATGCCAGGTATTGATACTGATGACGGTAAAAAAGTTTGGATTCAATATAAAGGCGAAGGCGCAAAGGAAAGAACATTGTGGGATTCTCAAATAATATACATTTCATATTCTTCCGTGAATTCTCCAATGAGAATATCTTATGTTGAAAGATTAATAAGATCTTTTAACCTTTTAAGAATAATGGAACACAGTAGAATTATCTGGGCTGTATCTAATGCTTCATTTAAAACACAATTTACAATACCTGTTGGTGGTAAATCTAAAACAAGAGCAAAGCAATCTCTAGCAACATTAATGAATTCATATCGTGAGGTTGTAGACTTTAACTTTGAGAGTGGTGAAATTCAAACCAACGGTAAACCAATGATGCCATTCAACAAAGAATATTGGCTACCTTCTAAAGATGGTGAAGCACCAGAAATTCAAACGATAGGTGGTGACGGTCCTGATCTTGGTGATACTGAATCATTAAAATACTTCTCTGATAAATTACAATTAGCTTCTAAGATACCATTCTCTAGGTTTGATAGAGAAGGTGGTAATACTTATGATATGGAAGCAAGTGGTATGTTAAGAGATGAAATTAAATTTGGTAGATTTATATCAAGGTTAAGATCTATATTTCAAGAAATATTAGTTAAACCTGTATATCTTCAAATGTGTCTTAATCACCCAGAATTAAAAAATGATATTGCATTTAAAGCAGGTTTAGGATTAAACTTTATGAAGGATAATGTATTTGAAGAAATGAAAGAAATGGAACTTCAGACTAAGCGTGTTGATTTTATAGGTAATATGAAAACACAATTAAGTACAATGACTGCTGATATGGAAGAAATACCATATTTTGATTTAGGATTCTTAATTAAGAGATATGGTGGATTTACACGTGATGATATTAAAGCCAATGCTCGAGCTAAGGAGCGTACTGAGTTAGAGGCAGACGGATATAAAGAAGAAGATATTGAAAAGATCTTATTAGGTGCTAATCCTAAAGATTTTAAGCCTGAGAAGAAATCTGATGGTATGGATGAAGACCCATTAGCTGGAATCTAAAAACTATCAAGAGTTATAATATATAAATCAAATAAACTAGAAAGATGTCAAATAAGAAACTTTTAATTCTAGAAAGATCTAAGTCTAATTTAAGTATGACAAAGGATGCCGATGGCTCTGTTGTCCTTGAAGGTGTATTTACTGAGATTGGAGTAAAGAATAAAAATAATAGAATTTATGAAGAAGCTGAAGTACTTCCTCATATCAATGAATTAAAGGAAAAAGTTAAAACTAACAAATTGTTAGGTGAACTTGACCACCCAAAAGATTTTGATATTAGCCTATCAAATGTATCTCATGTAATCGAAGATTTAGATTATGATAAAGATAAAAAACAGGTTCTAGGAAGAATAAGATTATTAAATACTTCAAAAGGTAAAGAAGCTCAAGCATTAATAGAAGATGGTATTCCATTACATATTTCAAGCAGAGCAGCTGGAACAGTTGATGAAGCCGGTAAAGTTAAAATTAAAAAATTCTTCACTTATGATTTAGTTGCAGATCCTGGATTTGAAAATGCTGAATTATCAAAAGTAAACGAATCTTATGGTTTTGGAGATACTGAAGGTTTATACATTTATGAAATGTCAGAAACTGAAGATGAAATAAATAAAACAAATAAAACAGATCTAACAATGGAAAATACATCAGACAAATTTGTAACTGTTGACGATTTTAATAAGTACACTGAATATGTAAAGAATACATTAGACAGTGTTAAGGAATCTGCAAATTCTAATAACGATGAGTTAATTGAAAAGCTAGTTAAATATACTGAGCATATTGCAGAGAAAGTAAATCAGGTTACTGATTATACTGAATACTTATCCGAAAATCTTGACAAGAGCATATCTCACTCTGACTACTTAGCAGAGAACATCGACAAAATTAAAAATTATGCTTCTTACTTAGGAGAAGAACTAGACAGTTCTATTCAATATACTGAGCATGTTGCTGAACAAGCAGATAAAGGAATTGCATATTCTAATTATTTAGGTGAAAGCTTAGATAAAGGAATTAAGTATTCTGAATATGTTGCTGAAAAGGTTGATCAAAATATTGCTTATTCTGAATACCTTGGAGAAAATGTAGATAAGAGTATTAAATATTCTGAATACATTGCAGAAAATGTAGCAGCTGTAGCTACTGAATCAATTAATGAAGAATCATCTGATCCAGTAATTGAAGAAGCTATTAATGAATCAGTTGAAATTAAAGAAGAAAAGAAATCTTATAAAGATACTATTAGTGAAAAATTAGAAAGTTTAATTTCTAAGGCTGAAGCTAAAAATGTTTCTGAAATGCACTTTATGAATTTCTTATCAGAATCTAAAAAGAATGAATTTGATTCTTTATCTGAAGATAAGCAAGGATTAATAGTTGAATCAATGAATAAAGATTCTATTATGTCAACTGTACAAGCTGAAAATGTTTGGGAATCATGTTTTATAGTAGAAAGAAAGGCAATTAACTTTATTGATGATATGCCATCAAAGTATTCTGATAAATGGAATTCTCTTTCCGAAAATAGAAAAGAACAAATTATTGCTGAATCTAAATTCCACTCTTTAAGTACTCCTTATGCTATTAATAACTTTTGGCAAACAAGAGATCTTAGAGATACTCAAATGAATTTAGAAACACTAAACGAAAGTAAAACTGCTGCTGAAGCTGCTCAAACAAAATCTGAGCCATTATTAAATGAAAGCTATTCAGCAGATTTAATCGAAAAAATGAAATTCAGATTAAATAGATAATCATTTAATCTAAACAATATAATCGAATAGTCAAGAAGAAAAGGACTCAGGCGATTAGAAACGGAATATTAATAGTATTCCACAAAATGCGAAAAATAATTTTTTAAAATGTACGCAAATCAATTAATTAACGAGGCTGAGGTTCAAAAGACTTGGGGACCTGTTATTGAGGAAAGTACTGGTATAACTGAAAAGTCTAAATTGGCTTGGATGTCTAAATATTGCCACTACCACAACCTTAATGAGAGTGTTTACAATACTGTACACCTTAACCCGAACATGAATGTTCAAAGTATGGGGAACGTAACATTGCCAGGAAACCCTGGATCAATGAATGCTTTCCCAGCACAAGCTGCTGGATCTGGTGACAGACCTTTTTCTTTGCTACCACTTGCAATGCAAGTAGCTGCTCAGACTGTAGGTTTAGACTTAGTACCTGTAGTACCAATGCAAGGCCCAATGGGAGTTTTAACTTACCTAGACTTTGTATACGGTGGAGGTAGAGGATCAGGAGCTCCTATTAACGGCGCCCTAGATACTGTAGCTTCTCCATTAATGATCAAAGTAGGATGTACTCCTGGCGCTGGTTTTGCTTTTACAGTAAACGATCTAATTTATGTAGATACTGCTGCTAATATTGCAACTGGTACTTCTGGTGGATCTTACGAATTAACTTTCGTTGGAACTTCAAGAATTGACGGTTTAAATATCTTCAGAGTAAGAGCTAACACAACTGTACTTGATGCAAATGGTGTAAACAGTGGATTTAACTTCGCACAAGGTGCTGAGACTGCTGCTGCAACTATTTATAATTCAATTGTAGCTGGTGGTAACTATCACGGTTTAGTTGCTGGTACTGCACTTGGTGTTGTATTAGCTGCTGGTAACGTTGCTGGTACTTTCACTAACCCTACTAGCTTAGGATTAGTTAAAGCATTAGAGGATCATATTTCTGGTTTCTCTGGTAACGCTTTCCAACCATCTAATGACCCTGCAACTGGTGGACCTGCTTTTGCAACTGAGAATATTAACGGTTTAGATCCTTACCAAAGAGGTGTAGGTGAATCAACTGTTGATAACATCATGGGACTTAGCTTATTCAACAAGTCTATAGCTGCTGAAACTTTCCAAGTTGCTGCTGCTGTAACTAGAGAGCAAGTACAAGACCTTAAGCAATTCGGTATCGATGCAGTAGCTCAAGTAGAAGCTGTATTAGTAAACGAATTGACTCAGTCAATCAACAAGTACATCTTGGACAGAATCTTTAGAAACGGTGTAACTAACAACGCACAAGTTGCGGCTGTAAACGGTACACAGTTATCTCAACAATTTGACCAAGCAGGTGCTGTTGCTACTGCAATTGCATTAGGACCTAACAACACTACAAACGTTAACCAAAATGCTGCAGGACTTCCTGCAAACCAGACTAACGTTCTTGGTGGTGGTAATGTACAAGGTACTTTACAGAGAAGAATCTATACTAAGATTCTTGCTGCAAGTAACTTAATTGCTACAAGAGGTAGAAGAGGACCAGCTACTTTCGCTGTAACAGGTGGAGAAATGGCTACTGCTCTTCAATCAGTTGCTGGATTCGTTGCATATCCGTTATCAAATACAGTTAATCAAGCTGGTGGATCTTTATATCCAATCGGTGCGATCGCTGGGGTAACTATTTATGTTGATCCAAACAGAGCCTTTAATGACTACACAATTGCTGTTGGTCGTAAAGGTGATGGTAACTCACCTGGTTTAGTATTCATGCCTTACTTAATGGCTGAATCAGTAGAAACAATCGCAGAAGGAACTATGGCTCCTAAAATCGCGGTTAAATCTAGATTCGCTTTAGTAGACGCTGGATTCAATCCTGAATTAATGTATTACACAATGAACTTTACGTTCACTGGTTGTTCTATTATCTAATAATAGTTTAATACTTTATATTAGAAAGCCACTCTTCGGAGTGGCTTTTTTGTTCTTACATCTCTAATATATAAAAAAAATCAAATAATATAATGGCAAAGTTAAAAACATATAATGAATTTGTTAATGAAGCTATAGCGGATGTAATTAAAACTCCAGTTAAGTACGTTAAGATTAAAAACAATTTAAAGAAGTTTCAAAAAGCTAAAGTAGCACAAGCACTTAATGATGTAGACTTTGCTAAAAGAAAAGCTAAAGGTGCAGGTGATTTATCTGCAAAACAAAAAGAAGTATTAGTTCAAGCTAACAAAGCTAAGAATGCAGCTCTTGCTGATACTACAGCTGCTGTATCTCAAAGAATGAAAGATTTAGCTACAACTCCAATATTAAAAAAGGTTGTAACAATAGGTACTACAAAATCTAGAATGGCTGCTAATAAAATTGCATTAAAGTCTGCTACTGGTGAAGAAGCTAAACAATTAAAAATAAAAGCTACTGAATTATCTAAAAAAGCTAGCAAAGCAACAGGTGAATTAAAAGATTATGAATCTACTGCTGCTAAGAAAGCTGAGAAACCAGCTGTACAGGAAATGCCAGAAGATAAAGCAAAAGAACAAATATCCGCATTAAGAGATCAAAGAAAACCTCTGATTGATTCAGCATCGTCTGAAAAGGATCCAGCAAAGAACGCTGCTATACGAGTTAAGATAGAAGAAATTAACGTTAAAATAGCTGATCTTGAAGGTGAAGGCCAGGCAGAAGCAAAAGAGGATCTTGCTGCTGCTAAAGAAAAATTAACTAAAGCAACTGGGGGTGGTAAAAAACTATCAGCTGCTGAAGAAAAGAAAGCCGAACAAAAACAAAAGCTAGGTGATCAAATCGGCAAAGCAATGCAAGCTATCGAAAAAGCTAAAGCTGAAGGTAAATCTGAAGAAGCTGAAAAGGCAAAGGCAGTAGAAAAATTAAATTCTGTTAAAGGTACTGAAGAAGAAGGTGCTGCATCTAAAGCAGTAGCTGCATTTGCAACTGCTAAAAAATCTAGGGAAGATGCTATTAAAAAATTACAAGACAATATAAAAGATTTACAGAAACAACAAAAAGAATTAAATGAATCAGTAGAACCAGAATCTTTTGAATATGTAGCAGAATCTGTATCCGAGAAATTTGCAAGATTAAGACCAAACCTGTAAAAATAATTATTAATATGAAATGTGATTGTAAAGTATGTAACTGTGGTTCATCATGTGATTGTACGTGTTGCAACTGTTAAATTAAAACCTTATGTATAAAGTTCGTAAAATAAACTTTGGATGGTATAAAAGGCGGTATGGTATTCTTCTAGAAAACCTGCCGCCTTTGAAGCAAAAATTGCTTTTAAATAACCGTCATATGAAATGGCTTAATTCTGATACTCAAGCTTTTGAGGTTATATTTAAAGTAGAGGATATGAATGGCCATGAAAAGAATGTTAATAAAGCTATTTGGAATCCTTTTAGAGAAACCTTCACTACTCTTAAAGAATTAGAAAAAGATGCAGATCTTATTGACTGGAATTGTGGAATATGTAAAGTTCCTATTAAATCTAGAATGGATTCTAAAAAGGTAGAGAATTTTGTTTGTAGTAAATGTTCTAAAGCCCATAACTCACGGAACAGAAGTGTAGATGGTAGAATTATAGATACATCAATCAAATTTACTAAACACTGTAAACACCTCCTTAAAAAAGAACAAAGAGAGTTTATGACTTATGCTAAGAGATCATCTAAAGCTTAATGCATGTTCTATTGTAATCTTAGGAAATACATTTAATCTACTATAGGATGTCGCGTTAAACACATGCACACCTTTAGCTCTTATTTCTGAATTAAGTTGGTCAAAGCCTGGCAAAAACTTTTCTTTATAAATATGATCACCTGCACCCTTTGTAGGATAACCATCATGAAAGTGAGTAATTTTTCCATCGTTAGCCATATCAAAACCTAATAAGATAATTCGTGATGCACCTAAATGATATGCAAGATTTATAGCAGCATAACCACTATTAAAACCATGAGATAATGATTGAGGATCTTCTTCTAGGCCATAAGGTTTTCCTTTCTTTAATACTTGAATATCATGAGTATATTGAGATCCTGGTTTTAATGCAAACTTTAAACCTTTGTAACTATCCACTTCATTTTTAAACCATGTATAAAATCTACCATCAGTCCAATAAAGAACATCTGCTGTATTATGATAAATGATAGCTTTATTAATTGCAATTGTTCTGCAACCTTGTAATTGTTGAAAATTAAAGTTTTTTAATGAAGGACCTCCTCCAATGATATAAATAGTTTCACCTGTAAATAATTTAGGAACAGTTGAGTATTTAACAACAAGATCATTCACACCTAAAGCAGAATTTCTTAATTGCATATTTTTAGAAACATTTGCAGCTATAGCCTGATTATTTGTAGTTCTTACTGGAGCATTATTTTCATTTCTTCGCTGTATGTTAGTTCTATGTATAATTGCCTGTGGTTCTTGAAAAATCTTCCTAACAGTACGTCGCCTTTGCATTATCTTATTCTCTTTTAATATTTATTCATAATGTAAACAATCTTATTTTTTTACATATAAAAATAAACAAATTCATGCGGAACATACAAAACATTTTACTTACTGAAAAATATCGCCCGAAGGTATTAGAGGATTTAATAACACCTAAAAGAGTAGGTGAGAAGCTAAGTAAAGGGGTTTATCAACATTTATTGCTACACGGTAGTCCAGGCACCGGGAAAACATCAGCAGCTAAAGTATTAGTTAAACATTTTAAACACCCTTATCTTTACATTAATGCGTCCACTGATACTTCAGTTGACATTGTGAGAAATAGAATAACAGATTTCTGTGCTAACCGCTCAATTATGGATGAGCCAGGAAAAATGAAAGTAATTATACTTGATGAGATTGATGGTGTATCGGATCAATTTTTTAAAGCGCTAAGAGCTACGATGGACCAGTTTGCAACTAATGCAAGGTTTGTAGCAACATGTAATTATATTAATAAAGTACCAGATCCAATTCAATCAAGGTTTGAAATGATTGATTTTGATTTTTCTAAAGAAGAAGAAACTGAAATAATGAAAAGTTACATTATGAGGATTCTTAAAATTTGTAAAGATGAAGGGATTAGTATTGATAAACATGCAGCTGTAGAATTAGTGAAAAGAAAATTTCCAGATTTAAGAAATATGTTAAATCAATTACAAGGTTTTCAATCACAAGGTAAAGATAAAATTACAGTAGAAGATATTAAACAATTTAGTTCTGTATATAGAGATATTTATGATTTGGTTATAGATGGAGAAGATCCTGTAAAGAATTATCAATATATGTTATCTAATTATGCAAATAGGTCTGATGATGTTCTATCTTCTTTAGGAGCAGAATTTATAGATTTTATTCAACAAGAAAGAGAATCATATATTCAATTCATACCACAAGTAATTATAACAGTTGCTAAATATCAATCTCAAAGACAACAGGTAATTGATCCTGCAGTATCAATGCTTGCTTGTATTTATGAACTGCAATCAATATTAAATGGAGTATGAGAGCACAATTCTTAGAAGCACTAATAAAACGATTTCCTAATTATATGGAATTAGGAGCATCAGTTAGAAGATATTACGATTTAAGACAATCTAAATTACCTAAAGAGGAATGTGAAGAAATTGTTTTAAAATCTTCTTTCAGTAATAACTAAAATTTGTTATATTTATATTAAATACAATAATATGAGAAAAACAGGAAGGCATACGTTCGTAATAGACGGTAATTATTTTCTTTTTAGAACATTATATGTTTTACCTAGAAAATCAAAAAAGACAGAAATGCTTGGCACTGATGAAGATGCAACTGTCTTTATGAGAAAGCTTGCAACAGATTTTGCTTATCAAATTAGATTATTCGAAGGTCTGATTGATAAAGTTGTATGGACTATTGATTCAAGATCATGGAGAAAGGATTTTTATCCAGAAGCAGAATATAAAGGTAATCGTAAACAAGACAGTTCAATTAACTGGGCAAACTTTTCAAAGGTTACAGAAGAATTTACACAATTACTTATTAAGCAAGGAGTTATTTATTCCAAAGTAAATGGTGCAGAAGGCGATGATCTAATGTATGCATGGAATACAGAATCATTAGCAAATGATAAATCTGTTATTATGTTTACTGGTGATAAAGACTTAGTTCAATTAGTAAATAAAAGTCAAAATAATAATACCCATACAATATTATTTTCACCAGCTCATAAAAAATTATATACTTATCAAGGTTTTTCTGAATGGTTAACTACCGAGGAAAAAGAAACAACAACAGATTTATTTGATGTACTGAAAGAATCATCAACACCAGAATCACAATCTAAAAAACTACTTTCATCTATTATATCCAAAAAGAAAGTTTCAGTTGTAGAAGTAGACCCTGAGGATTTCCGTTTCCGAAAGGTTCTGACTGGTGATTCTGGTGATAATGTACCACCTGCATATTGGCATATATCAGCACCTAAAAATGGTAAACCTAGAAGGTATGGTATTAGTGAAGCAAAAGCATCTGCTATCATTCAAGAATTTAAGGATAAGCATGGTTCATTATCTCATATGTATTTATATGATGAAGGTTATATTACTGATTTAGCTAATATTCTTATTAGGCATATGAAAGCTAAACATATGAGCAGAGAGCAAATTATATCAAACTTAAAATCCAATGTTAATCTAATGGTTTTGAGTTCTCATACAATACCAGAAGGTATTTTAGATGAAATGTTTCAATCCGTTGAGTCTCAAATAAATATTAATGAATTAGTACTACCTAATGTATCTACTATGAAAAAAATAGTTGAAGGAACTAAATATGATGGAGATGATAATTCTGCATTTAAAGCTAGTTTCTTTAAAGGAGATAATGATGATTCTGATGATATGTCATTTATAACTAATAAAACAACAAAAGGAAAGATATTCTAATATGATAATAAAATATAAAATACTTTTATGTTTACTTACTCACCACAGGATTGATAAGTTAAAAAGATTAGTAAAATCTGTTGAAAGTCTTTACCCCGATCCGTCAATTGAAATAGAACCAGTAATTGTAGTAAATACTTTAAATGACGAACATTGGGAAGCGGTACTAAAAGAAAAGTTTCCCTTTAAAGTTGTTAGAACTGAAAGCAACGGAAAGCCTGGTAAGGGTAAAAATTCATGCAGAGATTTATTTTTAAACAGTGATGCAGATTTTGTTTCTCAATTAGACGGTGATGATTGGTTATATCCTACGTTTGCTAAATCAATAGCTCAACATATTTTACACTATCCTAATTTAGATGTATTAGGGTTGCACCCATTAGATGTAGTTGATCATTTACAAAGAGGAGGTCACCATTTCCAAGTAGGAGATAAAAATCAATACTGGGGATGTGTATGGGGTTTATCATTATGTAAAAGGCCTGATTATGGTCCAGGTGAAGCTCATTGGGTAAATCATGAACATCCTGTAAATTTTGATAGAGTATTATTACAAAGTAAAACATCAGCAGTTGAAAGAATGGATGAAGATATACCAAATGGGGAAGATCATTTATATTCTATTCAGTTACTTAAGTTGCACCAAGAAAGAAAGATTAGATATTTTATAACAATGTCAAGTGACTTATATATAAGTGATGGAACTTTGGATGATAATATACAAAAACAACATCCATTTGCTCCACACGTACAAACTATGAAAGATGCAATGCTTAAATTAGTTAAACCATATAGATCCAGCCAAGAAGAGCTACCTGTAATCTTTAATGATCTTTTAATCACTCATGAAGAAAAGGCTGTTTATATTGCAGAAAGTTTTGTTTGGGATAAACTTTAAACAAACACAATAACACATCATATAAATAATAAAAGGTAATGAAATTATTTGATTACATAAAGGTCTTGTTTGGTCGAGATCAGCAATGGGATAAATTAAAAGGATATGATAAATCTAAAAATTCATTTATGACAAATAGATTTATGAGTATTAAATTTCCTATACAAGCAAATATGTTTAATGCACTGAAGATTGATCCAGTAGGACAAGCAGAAGCATGGAGAATGGTTGCATCAAAATTTAATAGAGTACCTGGATTTATTTATACTAAAACCAAAGCCTCTAAGAAAATAAAAAAATGGGATCCTAATCCTGCTGCTTTAGAAATGTATCTAAAGATTAATGAAATAGGTGAACGTGATTTTAAAGAAGCAATGAAACACATGCCATCTGAAATTAAAAATGCAATAAACGTATTAGAAAAACAGATGAGTAATGATGTTAGTTGATAATAGATTTGAATTAGAAATACCAACCCATATTGCATTTACTTTATATAAGAATGATTATGTTGATAACTTAATTATTTCTAAAGTAAAAAAGGAGTGCAAAAACAAATCTAAAAAAGATAATGAATTTATAGTATCTTTAGATGGTTTTAGAAATGCAATTACAAAATCCACATTCTTAAGAGCAGAGTTAAAGAAAACTTTAGACCAGGACATGTTGCCTAATCCTAACTTTAAACCTAACTCTATTTTCTTTTTGCAATCCATAATTAATAGATTACCTAATTTAGATACTATAACATTTAAGATATCAGATGAAAAAGTATTTTCAAGATTAGTAAAGGTTGATGGTGGTAGAGAAATAGTAAGTTTTCATTTTAATATAATTGAAGGAACTTTTGATCTTACTCAGATTTTAGATAGAGAACAGTTAGATACTTTTAATAAAAGATTTATGGATGTAGGTATTATGAAAAATAAATACTTAGAAAGAATTCCATATTTTTATATTAAAGCCCAAACTTTATTTGATATACTTTCAGAAATGGATGAAGCTCAAGTTTTAGATGCCTTTGAAATTATAACTTCGGTAGATCCAAAGATAGAGGAGGATGATCCGGTGCTTTTGGTTAAGACTGACTATACACCGTATTAGAACATGAATATATAAACAAAATATGTTTGTATATGAAAAAGATAATTAATTGGGTAAGCGGCCTTTTACGAGATGAAAAAGGTACACCGTCTTCAAAAAGATTTATTGGTATTACAGCAGGTTTATCCTTATGCGGAGCATTATTTATTAATCTTTACACCGAACACCCCGTTGAACCTACTCTTGTTAATGCAGTAGCGGCAATATGTATCGGTGGTTTAGGCTTAGCTTCTGCTGATAAGATTTTTGGTAAGAAAAAACCTATTGGAGAAGACCAACAAATAAATTCATAAAATGGCAGTAACTGGATCAAGTACAAATGCTAATGGCGATCAGTTATTAGTTAGTCTTAAAACACCTTATGAAAATGTAGTAGAAGTTCTTGGCTTTACAGATTCTATTACAGGTGAAACTACCGCTTGTTATTATAACAAAGATTTTAGGTGGGGTATTGATGGTGTACAGTATTCAGATTGGGTTACACTTAGTGATTCTAATTTAGAAGCATTGGTGTTAAATCCTGCAAATAAATTTTGGATTCAATATAGATATACACAAGTTGGTGATTGTACATTAACTTTTAATTCAATCGCATTAGAGATTGTATATGATGGTGGAGTAATATGCAAAATACCACAAATAGATTGCGGAGGTGTTGATGGATGCTCAGGTGCATTAAATTTAGCATTTGATTGTTGCGGTGATACATGGAATCCTTATGATATATCTAGAGCTGGCCAAATGTACACCCAATTATCTGCAATGGCAAGTAACTTATTTGGATTTTGTGTTGACTATTATAAAACAAAAGCAGACCAAAGAAGTAGAGATGTTATCCTAAAAGAATATTCTCTATTTGATGTTATTAAGGAAGGTGAAGTTAAAATCATGATTCCTGATAATGAATTACCTACTAGAGATATAAACTTTAATCCATTAATGATGGATTTTCCAGTTCAATTTGAAATTCATATTGTAAAATCTGCGTTTGAAGCAGTCTTTGGTATTGGTTCTAAACCTCAAATGAGGGACTATTTATATTTTAAACAATTTATGAATAGAATGTATGAGGTTGATGCAATTGCAGAGGCTGATGATTTTATGTATACTGGATCTTATTGGAGAGTAAGCCTAGTTACATATCAGCAAAGAACTAATGTTGGTTTTGAGGATACTGCATTAGGTGATGCTGCTGAAGTTTCAACTAAGGCATTAGTTTCAAATGTAGAAGATAAATTTAGAGTTGAAAGAGAAAATGAATTCAAGGATGTTAGAAAACCTAATGAATATAATACTATAGGTAGCCAATCAAATGATTATGTAAGAAGATCTCTAAATAAAAAGATGACTATTACAGAGGAGAATGTTTACAATCAATGGACAATCATTTCTAAATATCATTATGCGCTAGGAACATTAGCTAAAGATACAATAGGAGTAAAATATAGATATACGGGTGGATGGACTGATACTGATAATAGAGCATTTACATTTTGGTTTAGACCTCAATATAAAAAGCCTATAGGTAAAAATGTTTTAATAACACAGATAAGCAATAATGCAGGATTTCCTATGATTACTACACCAGGATTACCAATAGGTGGTACTGAAGGAATTGTAGCAGGTGATTGGATAGCTATTAGAGGAACTACTTCATATAATGGAATTCAATTAGTTAAATCTGTAGATGTGGCAACTAAAACTTTGACATTAGATACGCCATATATTGATAGTACTATTACTAACACTGCCAAATTAAATAAAGAAGTAAGTAATACATTTATTCAATATGATGATTATGAAAGAAGAACTCCTGTAACATCTCATGTTCAATTTACATATACTACAAATTGGTTTATAATTAAATTAAATGATGTTTATTATAAATATGATTTGTCTAAATCTACTGTTAGTTTTTTAAAGGGTGAATGGTATGCTGCTGTTATTAACTTAAATCAATTAGCTAAACAATTATCATTATTTTTATATAATACACCAGAATTAACTGGTGCTATTAATCCAGATAAAACAGCTGATTTAAATAACATTTATATAAACACACAAACAGTTCCAGCAATAACAGTTCCTGAAGGCTATGCATGGAAATTATTAGGGTGTGAAAGTGATTTAACCAATATCAGAATATGGAGTGAACCAATAGAGGTAGAATTACAAGAATTAATTTTAAGTCAATATGTAGTAAAAGATTCTCACTTAGCTTTATTATTAGATAATGCTTCTCCAGAATTATTATTACCAACAGCTACTAACCCAAGATAACTTGGAATATATATTATAAATTTAAGGTATAATGAAAGAATCATCGAAAGGTAAATTTCGTGATAGTTTAGGAGATTTATTAAATGATCTACCAGATGAGGTAGAAGGTTTAGAAAATAATTCCGAAGAACTACAGCCAGTAAAAATAGATAGCGGACAAGGTGCTGCTTTAGTTAAGGCTAAGACAAAGGCTGAAAAGGTAATGAATAGTTTATTAACTTTTTATTTAAGTGAAGAAATTATTGCAGAGCATGAATACATTAGAGCAAAGGCTCAATTAGATGAATCTGCATTATCTATGTTAATAAGACAAATGCAAAATAGTGAAACTGCTATTACCTTATTAATGGAAACAATACATGAAGGTGATGTATCACCAAGAATGTTTGAAGTACTTAGTGATTTACAAAGAACTCTTTTGGATATTATTAAAAGCCAAACCATGTATATGGTAGCTATCGAAGAGAATGCTAAAAAGATATCTCGTGATGTAGATGTTTATCATAGCACAGAAAGTTCAACATCCAATAAACAAAGTGGTATTAAATCTAGAGGAACAAAAGATTTAATGAGAGCTTTACAAGATACAATTAAAGAAGAAGATATAGAAGACGTCGATGGAAATGAAAATGAAGAATGATTATCTGTTAATTCAGGAAATCGAACAACAAGAAACTAAAACAGATTCAGGAATTATAATACCTGTTGAGAAACATAATCGCCAAGCAAAGATTATTAATGCTGGTGATGCAGAGTATTTAAAGGCTGGAGATGTTATATTAAAAAATATGGGCAAAGGTACAATGTTAACTTTAAATAATACAGAATTTGAAGTAATACATATTAACCAAATAATTGCCGTAGTAGAAGATAATGGCTAAACCACAAGCAGAATCAGCAGGATTTGAATTTAAGATATCGAAAGGTGCTGAGTCTTTTGCGTGGACTAGTCATAAAGTTGAGCAATTAATGCTGGCTATTGATGAAGGTTATAAACCAAAGTCTACACCTTTCTATGAAGGTAATCCTAATTTAAGAAAAGGTAATATTGTATTTAATTATACTGATGAAGAGATAAGAGAAATTAAAAGGTGTGCAAAAGATATTGTTTATTTTGCTAATACTTATTGCACTGTAATGACGGATGAAGGTTTACAGACAATTGAACTAAGGCCTTACCAAGAAAATATGTTAAGGCAATTTCAAGCTGAAAGATTTAATATATGTTTAGCAAGTAGGCAGGTTGGTAAAACAATATGTTCATCTATTTTTATTGCATGGTATTCGGTATTTAATTTTGATAAAAATTCGCTAATACTTTCAAATAAGGGTGCTACAACAAGAGAGATTATTGATAAAGGTAAAACTATATTAGAACATTTACCTTTCTTTATCAAGCCCGGTACACTTAAATGGGATGTGTTTAATTCCAAGTTTGATAATGGTTGTAGAATCATAGGTCAGACAACAACTAAGAAAGCAGCAATTGGTTTTACTATTCATTTATTATTTATGGATGAGTTTGCTCATATACCTGCAAACTTTGTAAATACCTTTTATGAAAATGTTTATCCAACGGTGTCTGCATCTACAAACTCTAAAGTAATAATAACTAGTACACCTAATGGTTTTAATAAGTTCTATGACATCTATACAGCTGCTGATAAAGGATTAAGTGAATATACGCCATTCCGAGTTGATTGGTGGGATGTACCTGGAAGAGATGACGCATGGATGAGACAAGAGGTTGCCAACTTAGGAAGTGATGAAGCATTTAATAGACAGTATGGAAATCAGTTTATAGCAAGCTCTTCATTATTATTAAGTGCAGCTAGTTTAAAAAAGTTAACACAAGGCCAAATAGAATTTGAACATAAAGAGATACCAGAATTTGATGATGCCGAAATTGATTACTCCGGTTTACTATGGCAACCTAATTTTAATTTAGATGAAATAGAAGAAGATTATAATTATTGGGTATTCTCGGTTGATATAGCAGAAGGTACAGGTGGAGACTTTTCAGTTATTAATATTTTTCAGATTAAGATGCTAGATGAAAAGGATTGGAAAGGTGTAACCACGCCTGGAAGTTTTGTTGACTTTTTTGGTATTAGTCAAATAGGAAGATTTAGAAGTAATTCTCATACCATAGAAGAATTTGCAAAAACACTATACATTTTAGCATTTGATTTATTTTACTCAGAAAATGTAAAATTAATTATAGAATGGAATATGTTTGGTGGAGAATTAATAAAAAGAATGGAAACTGTATTTCCACAGAGAAATGAATTTGATGAAGAAAGTGTTGTTAAATTTAAACATAGAGTTGATGCCAAAACAAAACAATTTGGCCTTAAAGTAAAAAAAGATAATAAACCTATTTTCTGTCAAAACTTTAAAAAATATATTTCTCAAAATAAAATTAGCATTTATGATAAAGATACTGTAAAAGAATCATCAACCTTTGGTAAACTCCCAAATGGATCATATGCAGGCCAATTAGGTAATGATGATTTAATTATGACTTGTATAAATAGTTCTGAGTTCTTTACTACATTAGATTTTTCAGATTTTGTCGAAGAGATTTATGATGAGATAGATCCTTCTATTCAAAATAAGATAGAAGAAATTCTAGAAAAAGATTCAAAGGGTGGGAATCTAAATTTTGATATCTATGACTTAGTATAAAAAGTAGTTACTTGGTAGATATATAAAAAAACAAATAAACAAAAAAAATATATTATAAGATGGCACTAGATCCAAAAATAGCTTCTCTTAAAGCTGCAGGAACATATAGGTTTGAATTTGATAAAAGTCAAGTCGTAAGTATACCTGCAAATCAAACTCGATTGGTAGTCGGTTTTTCTAAGACAGGCCCGTTCAATACACCCGTCTTTGTTCCCGATACTTCTTTCTTTAAACAAGTATACGGTGATATAGATAGAAATTTAGAAAGAAAAGATTCTTTTTTCCACAGAAGCTGTTTATCAGCTCTTGAAAGAGGTCCTATTCTTGCTCTTAATTTATTAAGCTTAGATGCTACTGATAAAGTTAATGCTGTTCGTTTTGCAACATCTGCAACACCAGAGGCACAAGCTAATATAGGAGCAGACTATGAATACGCAAAATTTTATAACAGAGATAAATTTTGGTTTCCATCAACATCAGATTTTTTAACTAATGTTGGGGCAAATCAAGATGTATTAAGTTCATTAACAGTAAATGATTTATTAGATGTTACTAACTTAGGACAAAATCCTATATCTGTAATCGCTAAAAAATCTGCTGCAACAAACGTTTTACCTTATCAAGTAACTGTTGAGGAATGGTATGGTGCTGCAAATGTACCAGGTTTCTTAGATAAAGATAGTTTAATATCTGACTTCTTTGTAGATATCTTTGTATTAAAAGGTAACTTCGGTGGAGACTTTAGTACTACTACTCCTTATTCAAGGTTTAATTCAGATCCATTATTTCAAAAGTATTTTGATCCAACACAAGGATTAAAAAGAAAAAAGTTTGCAACTGATTCTACAGATACATTATTACAAGAATTCTTTAATGAAACTGAAGTAACACTACAAGCAACTTATACTGCATGTTTAATTCCGGATTTTGTAGATTTATTAGGTAATAACCTTTTCGTTGAAAAAGTTGTTAATGCTGATACTGCAAGTACTGGATTATTTGTTACTGTAAATGAAGATTTATTTAGTGGAGATATTTTAATAGATGGTGTACCTGGAGGAATTGATATGATAGGACACAATATTGAATATACTCAGGCTACTTCAATCCAAGATGATGTTAATTTCTTATCATACGGTGGATCAATTGTTTCTGACTTATCTTATGCAAGAACACAAACCTTATCTACAACTGTAGTTAATTCAGCAAGTACAATAACTACTTCTGTTCCTACTGCTGGAGGTATACAAATACAACTAGTAAATACTGATGCTACTAAAGATGCTATCTGGGATGCATTCTCAGGAATGAGAGCAAATACGTCTTCATTAGTAGGATCATTTATATATGATACTGTAACTACTGAATGGGTACCAGTAACATCTGTACAAACTGTAGGTAATACTGTAACTGTATTATTATCAGATGTAGGTTCAACGCAATTAGCAGATTTTCCAACAGGTGCTGCTGCAAGTTATACTTATATTAATGAAGCTGACTTTGGATTTGTAAGAAATACAAATGTAAGTGGTGGAGCTGCTGGAATTATTGGTTCTTATGGATCAACATTACAAAAGCAATTTGCTAACGGTACTTTAACTGATGGTGATGAAGCAGTTTACAAAGATGCATTAGGAACTTATACTTCTTATTTAGCAATGAATTCTATAGACTTTGGATGGATTATTGATGGAGCTGGGGCAACTGCTGCAGGAACTAAGAAAGCAATATCTGATCCAGCATATTATTTACCAGCTGTAAGCATTACTCCTTATGAACAAGATTCATTTACTACATTAACGCCACAATCTCAATTTACAATTGATAGCACAGGGCAATTTATTAAGTCTGATGGTACGGCATTATGGCCAGTAAATACTTTAGGTGTACAAACACTAAAAGGTGCTCTTAACCTTACTGTAGATATTATAGGTGATTCATTAAACGAACCAACATTAAAGCCAAATGAAATTCTTATTGCAACAACTTCACCAGAACTTGCTGATATTGTTGTAGGAAATTATATGGTACATTTTGAAGGTTCTGCTACAATACCACATTCTAGGTTAACAAGAATAAACATTGTAGAAGGTGGATTAACTCCTTCGGAATATGCAATTATTCCTGCAGGAACAACTGCCATTAAAGTAACATGTCAATCTGAGGTTAGTGTAACTGCACAAGGTGCTTTAAAAACAGTAGAGGTTTATTATCCAATTGATTCTTGGGTAGATTACCTTAATGTATTTGAATTACCTGGGTTTGCATTAGATTCAACTAAACATGTACCTGATGGAACAAATTCTAGACAGAATAAATGTTTAAGTCCAATATTAGGTGGAACTAATTTATATAAAGCTTTAATCGACAGAGAAACAATTAACTTCCGTTATGTAGTAGATACTTATGGAAATGGAATTGAAGCAAACTGTAAAGCTATTTATACAAATTTATGTATGAGTAGAAAAAATGCATTTGCTATTGTAAATTCTCCATCAGCTAAAGACTTTAAGAAAAATACAGATCCAAGTTTCTCTGATGCAACTGGAGGGTTATCCTCTAAGTTTATATCTGAAGGTGGAAACCTTGCACTGAATCCAACAATTAGATTCTCGTTACCTGCTGCAACAAGCGGTGGTTCATGGGGAGGGTATTATTATCCATTCTTAACTGTTAGAGATTTAGGTAAGAACATAAGTGTACCACCTGCAGCATATGTATCAAATAACTTTATTCTTAAATATGAAAACGCATTACCTTGGTCAATCGTAGCAGGTGTAAGACGTGGAGTAATAGGTGGAAATGGAGTTGTAGGATTAGAGATTAATCTTGACCAAGAAGACAGATTCTTCCTAGAGCCATTCGGAATCAATCCAATTGTATTCCAAAGTGGAACAGGACCAACTATCTTTGCAAATAAAACTGCTCAGCAAGTTCCAAAATCTGCTTTAAGTTCAATTAATGTTAGAGAGGTTGTAATTTACATCCAAGATGGTATTGAAGCAATTCTTAAAAACTACTTATTTGAATTTAATACAGCTCAAACAAGATTAGAGATTAAAACATTAGCTGATAACTTCTTAGCAACTGTTCAAAATGATGATGGTGTTTATGATTATAGAAATATAATGGATGAAACCAATAACACACCAGAGGTCATTGATCAAAATGTAGGTATCCTAGATACATATATTGAACCAACGAGAGGAATGGAAATTCTTGTACAAAGAACAACTATTTTAAGAACTGGTGCAATTAGTACAGGAAACTTTCAATAAGAAGTAACTAAAGACGAATATATAAAAAAACAAATAAAATATGCCACTACCACATTATACCCAATCAAGGGCCAGTAGCCAAAGGTACGAACCTATTCAGCCTAACCTATTTGAGGTGACTGTATTTTCACCACTAGGGGATGATACGGGTTTAATCTTAGAGCAAGTAAAATCAATCGGAGGATTAAATAACTTAAATCCATCTATTGATGCTATAAATCAAAAATATAAGTTTGCTGATAGATCTTATGCAGGTATGCCAGCTCAGACGTTTGTTGATTTAACCATGAACTTTACTCTTAATTTGAATGAAGCTAATGAAAACTACATTTATAATACTTTCCGTAATTGGAATAACTTAATCTATGATCCATTAACTGGTGAAATGGGATTAAAGAAAGATTATATAGGAAGTATGATTGTAGTTCAATATAACAGAGCAGGTGATATTTTCAGAAAGATTACATTTAAAGATGTATTCCCAACTGGACAACCTGATTTTGTGGATGAATTGAATTATGAAACTCAAGATGCAGCTGAATTAACAATGACTTATCGTTGTGATCACTGGGTTGAAGAGAACGTAGGAGCATAAATTTTAAATATTAAACTGGGAATATTAAAGTATTCCCAGTTTTTTTGCTTACTCCCTAATATATAATATAAAATATATAATATAGAAATGATAATCTATAAATTACAACAGCAAAAAACAAACAAGGTTTATGTAGGGTATTCTATAAACGATAACCCAAATAACCTTGGATCAGGCAAATACATCAAAAGAGCAGTTAGAGATTTTGGAACTAAAGCTTTTAATAGAGAAGTTCTAGAAATTTTTGAAGGCAATGAACCTTTAAGTGATGTTTTAAAAAGAGTGGAATATTGGATTGGTAAATTTAAATCTGATAATCCTAAATATGGTTTCAATGAAACTGTACAAGAACTTATTCCTCAAAAGAAAAGGCTTACTAAAAAATTACAAGTTTTATTAACACCTGAAGATGAGGATAGTCTAAATACAATAATTATACAAAAATCAATGGAAACTGGTATAAAACCTGTAGCAATTTCTAGATATGTAAGACAGTTAATAGTAGAGCATATTGTTGATGAAAATAAAATTGAAAAACAATTAATAAAAAATAATTAAAAATGTCAAAAGAGCACGAAGAAAATATTAAGAAAGAATTTGCTGCTGCTGAAGGTATTGCAGTAGAAGCTACAGAAACTCCTAAAGAAACAGTTAAGGAATTAGGTAAAGTTGATGTTAACAGACAAATGGATAAAATTACGTCTGATGATGTAGAAATAAAAAGATTAAATGCATTAGTAGGATATACTAAATTAGATCTTACTACATTCCCATCAAGAGGTAAATTTTATAGAGATGATTTTGAAATTCATATCAGGCCTGCAAGAGTTGCTGAAATTAGAGCGTTTTCTACAATAGACGAAAACAATTTAAAAGAAGTAGATGATGGATTAAATAATATTGTACTATCATGTAGTAAAGTACAATATGGAAATCAAAGAGGATCTTATAAAGATGTTCTTGAAGAAGACAGGATTTATTTAATTTTGTCAATTAGAGAATTAACATTTAAAACAGGAGAACAAACATTAATGATGCCTGTTGGAAAAAAATCATGTAAAACTAATAATTGTAAAGCACAAGAATCTGTTGAATTGAGAACAAACAATTTACAATTTAATACTATCGTTGATTCAATTGAAAAATATTATGATGATGCTGATAGGTGTTATTCTATAACTACAAAAAATTATGGCATGATTAAATTGGCACCACCTACAATCGGTGTTATGAGAGCTATAACTGATTATATCAGAACTAGGGAAGAAAAAAATCAAAGCTGGGATAAATCTACACTAGCTATCTTGCCTTACTTACAGAGAGAATGGCGAGGATGGCAAGAAAAAGATATATTTTCTTTAATTACCTCCTTTCAAGGATGGGATGCTACAAAATATACAATTGTGTATAGGTTAGCTGAAGATTTAAAAATCGGTGTAAAGCCGGAGATGGGATTCCCATGTCAAAGCTGCGGTGAGGAGGTCACCGTTCCGCTCACGTTTCCCGGCGGTATCAAGGCTATGTTCATTATTCCAGATATCTCTGCTGAACTTCTTTAAAGTCAGAGTATTACTTTTAGAAAAGTTGCATCTCCAGCCTTCAGAGCTGGATTTGCTTCCTTTCTATGAATATGAGTATACATTAGAAATTTATAATGATTTACTAAAAGAGCGTAATAAGCAAGAGCAACAAAATACTAAAGACACTCAGGATAAATACAATATGGATGGCTTAAAAAGCCAGGCTTCTAGTCAAATGAAAGGTATGAAAGCACCAAAGATGCCTTCATTAAAAATGCCTAAATTGTAAAAAATAAACCTTAAATGGCTGCTGTAACTTTAAAAGATTTAATGGACCCTCTAAAGAAAATAGAGGCTGCCGCCAATGAAACCAATGAAAAGTTAGATGCTCTTATTGCAGTCTCTACTGGTGGTAATGATGGTGGTGGATCAATGGCCATTATAAGTGAATTACAAACTCAAACTCTATTGCTTCAACAAATAGCGGCAAGTTCCGCTGATGAGGCGGAGTATTCCAGTAGAAATTTAAGCAATTTTATTTTTACTCGTTTGCACAGAAAGAAACTATTATCAGCACTAAAAGAAAAAAATGAAGAAGATGCTACGGGTGGCGGTGCTCCTGCAGGTGGGGGAGGTGGTAAACTAGCTGATTTAAAAGCATTAGGTATAGGATCTATTAAAACTGCGATGGGAATGATTCTTTGGGCAGTTGTACCTAAGAAAGGTGTAGAGAAATTTGCAAATTTTATTGAAACTACATTTACTAAATTAGCAGAACAAGATTCCAAAAAGGTTAAAGAAGGTATTGAATCATTAGATATGATGGGTGGTGCAATATTTAAATTTGCAAAAAGTTTAGCATTAGCCACACCACTTTTATTAATTGGTGCATTAGGAATTCCTATTTTATACTTAACTACTATATTGGTTACTCCATTATTTCTTTTACTAGGAATGGCGGAAAAACA